ATAAGCGATTAGATTAGGTAGAGCACGGCGAACCAAGCTGATTAGGATTGGATCGAAGTTCGAAATACCTGCGCCTGTTGCGTTAACTGGACCTGGTGACGAGATTGTCTCGTTTAGCATGCCCATGTTAGCACGGTCAGATGCCATTGCTTGCGACTGGTTCTCAAGAACCATTGCAGTAACAGCCTTCTTGTATGGATCCCTAATTGCTTCTAGATCAGGATGCTCTAGAATAGGACTCCATTTTTGTTTAAGTTCTTCTGATAAGTACATTTAATTACTCCTAAGTTTTGAGTCTGTCTTATTTATTTAATAACAGATTTAGAGATTGATTTAGCGACAGCATCGATTAATGGGTCATATGAAACGCGATCTGCTTTCACTTCCTCAACATCGATACCTTCTTCTAGTGCAGACTTTTCGCCAAACTTAACACTAGAAGTACCTGTGTATGCTTCTTTAAGTGTCACTAGTTTTTCAGCGAACTCTTCCTCAGTAGTAAACTCAACACTCTCTGCGAGCGATTTTAGTTTTTCTGTCTGAGTCTGCGTGAGGCCTTCACAAACTGTTTGTAGTGCCTCTAATTTCTTGTGTTCATTAATTTCTTTCTTGAACTGAATAGAACGATGCATTTCTTCATTGAGTTTCTCCTCAAGTTCTTCAACTTTAGCAGCTAACTCGTTAACAACATCAACTTTCTCTTCTGGGATATCGATGTAGTGTTCAGCAAATAGGTTGCGCATTCCACCGATGAAGTCTTCAACGATTTCTGTACGTAGACCCGATTCAATTGCAAGTTCATTCTCTTTCATCCACTCCTCAACCATGTAGTTAAGGTAGTCGTCAATCTTTGTCGTGAAGTCTTCTTTGAGATGTTCGATTGCATCTGCAAACTGTTCTTGAAGTTCGACTTGAAGTTCTTCTGCAATTTCAGAAACTCTTGAGTTAACTGCTGCTTCGAAGATTGTTGTCGCTTTCGAGACAAACTCTTCAGAAAGATCTTCGCCCTGTAGAAGTGCGTCGATGTCTTCCTTCATGTCTTTCTTCTTCATCATTGCCTTCATCATCTTTCTATCTTGTGCAGCATCTTCATGACCTTCACCCTCTTCTTCTTTCATCTCTTTTTTCTTTTTAGCATCGTTGTGCATTTTATCGAGTTCAGGATTACTTGATCTCAATGAAGATATGACATGTTTCGCTTGTGCCATTGCTTTTGGAGCTTGGCGTTGTTTAGAACTTGATGAAGTTGAATGATATGCTTCATCTTGTTGTTCTTCTTCTAGGACGTCATCTTCTTCAAACTCTTCTTCTTCGTAATCTTCTTCTTCGACTGCTTCGCCGTAAGATTGGAAATTAGCGCCAGCATTCTTAGCAAATTTCTGTTGTGCTAAAGAAGATGGCATGCGAGCCCCACGTTTTTTGTAATCTGCATCGTCAATATCGCACTGATCATTCTCATCATTAGCAACTAGATCAGCACGACCTTTTGCTTGTTGATTCAGATCGCCAGACAAACGCTTCATTGGTTCAGAACCAACTGGAGGTGTTGCACCCGGAGGTGTTGCTGTTGGTGCACCTTTGTAGGCGCTTGGGCCCATATCGTTAGTCTTAGTGACACGAGTGCCGATATCGCCAACTTCTTTAGTGCCATATGCCACGTCACCTGATAGTTTGCTTGGACCGCTGTCACGTTGCGAACGCTTTGAATTGACAGAAGCAGCAAGAATTTCAGCAGCGGCTTCAGACAAATTGTATTTTTTAACCATTTTGAAAAACTCCTTGGTTTTGTATATTGTTATTTATAAGATTAAAGTTTTCTAATGAAATTTTCAAAAATGCGTAAACTGACTTTTTCAATATCTTTTCTAGAAGCCTTTACAATTTCTTGTTTTGCTTCTTCGATATTTACTTCAGTCCACACATTGTTTACTAACATCCATTCTTTACCTTCCATAATTCCTTGTACAAATGCACCAGGAGCTGAAGGGTCTGCTACAATATCTGCCGCTGTGGCAAGATGAAAGTCTGGTTGAACGACATTGACACCGTTCTTATTAACTAGAGAACCCATGCCTCGTGAAGAGACACCGAGTTGTGCGCCACCGTCAATCAGATTTTTTGCAATATTGCCCATTGGTGTTTCGAGAATCTTTGCACGACCTACCCAATGTTGCCCGTTATCATGTAAATGTGTAATCAGATGTGAAACACGTTCAAGATTAATTGTTGGTGTTTCTGGATGACCTAGTTCACCGAATGCTCTATTCTTATTAACATAATCTTCCATGTACCGATTGACTTCTTTATGTAAGACGTTCTTTTCATAAAGTCTACCGTTGCGATTCTTTTGATCGTAAACGAGAAATGGTCCCTCAATGAACATAGTCTTCTTACCATCTTTCTCTTCAACGAGATAAGAGACTGATTCAACGAGTTCTTTAATTAGTTTCATAACCCTATATTCCTTCTTTTTCTTAGTGATACTTTTCTTTTTCTAAGAATCTGACTCATCTTTGTCCGACGTTTAATCTTTGCTTTTCTTGCTGCCATTCTTCTATTTCTACGTTCAGTTGTAGACATTCGAACAATACTACCGCCTCGTAATGTATAACCCTTAACGGCAGATAGTTTCTTCCTACGTTGTACTTTGCCACCACGAACACGAAGTTTAATTAGTTTTGCTCTACCAATCTTTTGAATATTATGAAGAGAATCCTCATCTAATGATTCTTCGTAGTCTCCATAAATTTCATCAACTAATCTTTCTTTTATCTCCTCTAGCTTCTCGTAGAATATCTCTTCTATTCTTGCCTCAATCAATGCTTTTGCATTAATATAATCATCATTAATTATACTTGAGGCAATCGACATTATGGACGCATGTTAAACGGTGTGTAGTTGAACGCAGCAGGATCGTTGAACTGACCGCGCTGATAGTATGCATTGTCTTTACGAAGTTCAATAATGAGTGTGTAACTTGCATTAGCAACTTGGCCACGTGTGACTAGTGCAATGTCTCCATTCATGTTGGCGCCAACTGTTGGATTTTTGATTGTAATCCAGTTGGCATTACCATCATATTCACCACTACCTTGCATGAAAATAATAGGAACACCATTTGCTGCCGACGTTGCAGTATTTGCCCAATATAGTTGAATATCACCAGTCGCAGTGTCTGAGTCATACCAAAGACGATGGATTGATAATCCATAGTATGGTAAAGGAGTGTTTGCAGCTCCACCTTGATTATTTGCAACTAGAAATCCATTAGTCGCTAATGCACCAGATAAAGAATTAGCAGCGATTTTAGATACGTTACTTTCTTGACCAGATCCATCAAACTCACCAGTTAACTTGATAATTGCATGTTGCGTATCATCTTTCAGAACTTGATATGAATATCTATTTGCCATTTGTTTATTCCGATTCTTTAGGTTCTAATAAAGACGCAGCAATTTCAATCTTTCGTTGTTGAATTGCTGCAAAAATCTTATCATTAATTTCATTGTATAATGCATCACGAGCGCTGACTGGATTGTCATCGAGTGTGTGATTGATCATGTCTTTAATATTATTTTCCATATTATTCTTCTACTTGTTCTTGTTCTTGTTTTTGTTCTTTAGGAGCGAGTTCTTTTTCGATAGCACCAATCAATTGAAACACTTCAGCATATGGTTTAGTGCCGATGTATTGAATGATAGCGTTAAAAAGTTGTGATGTGATAGTTACGTTTTCCATTTTAGTTTCTCCATAATGATGAGTGTAGAATGCAAATTGAGTGCATCGTGATTATTTAGTCTCCAGTTGGGCGATACGGTCAGTGAGTGATTGGATGAGGGTTTGTTGTTCTTGGATGCACTTCATCAGCGCATACTGAAGGTCGGTTTGGTAAATGCTGAGACGGATCTTAGGATCGTCTGCCGTTCCCCAGTTTGATTCGCTGACCAACTCAGGCGCGACCGCTTGAACGTCTTGCGCTACCACGCCGAGCGTCAATCCGGGGTCATCTTCAGACTGGTCAATGTAATTGAATGTCTGGACTGGGATAGCGCAAATTACGTCAAGGTAAGACTTGGCTGGTGCAAAGTTTGTTTTCTCGCGGCGGTCGGAAAGGTTTGCATCATTAGCTTGGAAGTTTGCAATACCGCCGTTGGAACGAACTTCAAGCCTTAAAACCGAATTATCTGCAAGATATAAAAAACTTGAACTGGTGTTGTTAGGTGCCGCTCCAGAATAACTTATTACAAGTCCAAAAGGGCTAGATGACGCTGTATTTTGAAACTCAAATGGATAACCACCAGATGGCAGAGATGACGCAACAAGAAATCGTCTGCCACTTGCGTTACTCGTCGTCCCCACCAGCAGGTTGCCGGAGGAGTCGAGGCGCATCCGTTCTGTGTTGTTAGTGCTAAATGCAATGTAAGAGTTATCTCGGTTGCAAATAAAAGAAGCGCCAGTTTGATCTTGAATGAAATCAAATCCAGTTGCAGAACCCGCACTTACTCGTAAGCCAGCGTTCCCCGTTGTTGCTTGGTAAACATGAAGGCTCTTGTTAAAAGTGGTAGTAGGAGAACTCGTCCCAATACCAAGGCTTCCGGAGGCGTCGAGGGTCATTCGCGTTAAGCCGGCCACCTCGTCATACCAAAACAGATTGTTCGTACCTGCCGCTGATGGGTCTAAACCAAATGAAAACTTTCCTGTTCCGCTCGAACTAAAAGTAATTTGGCTCTTGAAAGAAGTGCCAGATGTGTTGTTAAGAAAAAGAGTTGCGCCGCTAGTAGTGTTATAGGATAAACGCGCTCCACTCCCAACGACATCTAATCTGTACCCCGGCGAAGTCGTCCCAATACCAAGGTTGCCACTCGCATCCAGCGTCATAGCCTGTGTGAAAGTGGCGGTATTTCCTGCCGTCCCGGAGGGGGCGGTGAGCCATTGGTGTTCGCCTGAGTATTGTTTGTAAAACGAAGCGGCTGCTGTTAACTTATAAATGTAATTTGTGCCGTTGAAATATGTGTTTTGGTAGCAAAATAATGTACTGCCTCCTGTATCAGACGAGATTGACCCACCTGCTAATTCAACGGCTTTCCAAGACGCACTCCAAGCACTCGGCGTAACCCCCAGACCAAGGTTGCCGGAGGAGTTGAGGCGCATACGCTCTGCGGAACTGCCGTTTGCGGGATTAGTGGCAAAAATCAGACGTGTCGGTGGGTTCTGTCCAGACGTGTAAGTGCCATCAACCTCCAAATACATGGAGTTGAGATAAGTAAAGCTGGAGCCGTTGTATGGTGCGACACGAAGCAAGAACAGGCCATCGCCGTTCTGAACCCCTGTTGGGGAAGCACTTGATCCACGAGACTTCAGATAGTCCAACACCCCACCAAACGCATTGTCGGTAGAACGCTGCATCGTAATGCCATCGGTGGCATTGACTGACAACTTTGAAACAGGCGAACTCGTCCCAATACCAAGGTTACCGGAGGAGTCGAGGCGCATCCGTTCAAAACTTGCACGAAGTTCTGCTAAAGTCCAAGCATCGGTTCCACCAGTATAGAAACGAATATCACCTGCTGAGTTAAGCCCAGAAGCAATAGAAGTTCTATAAAACTCCATACCCGCAACATAGCCGGGGCTTCTTATATCCCTATAAGCCGCTCCATATACCCCACCAATTGAATACGGAGTGGTAGAGGTGGTGTTTAGACCTCTGTTGTTAAGCAGAATGTTTGGTTCATTACCAGCAGTAGTTGTATCTACACGCAGTTCCAGTTTTTGGTTTGGGCTTGTAGTCCCAATACCCAGCCCCGTGCTGGTCAGGCGCATTTGTTCGGAAGAGTTAATTTGAAAGATATGCTGGTAGCTTGCAGAACCTACGTTGTAGACGAGTCCCGTATAGTCTGGCCCACCTTGAATGACATAACCGGCGGCAGAGCCAAATTGAATTTGCCCTTGCGTAGTTCCCGCGCCATACAACTTTAATGCTGGAGTGCTGCTTCCACTTGAAACCCCAAGCGTAGTTCCATCAAACGTCAGCGCAGACCCAGTAGCCAACGCACTAGAGCTAGATGCGTATACCACCCCGTTTGCGGTGAAGGAGGTTAGGCCTGTACCACCTTGATCTGTTGGAACTGTACCAGATGATGTGAGTTTTTTGTTTGCGTCAGTGAATACTGGTTTATTCGCAGTTAACGCAGTGATGATAGAGTTGCCAACGTTAGCAACTCCAACTGTATTAAAATTCGCAGCAGTAGTATTGCCAGTTACACTAAGTGTTGTTGCAACTGTTGCAGATCCGTTTGCTGTAAAATTGCCAACTTTAAGTGCTGCATCAACATAAGAAGAATCTGATGTTAGAATTTTTGTAGCTACATTAAGTTCTGGTGTGTAACCATCAAATAACTTCCACACTCCATCATTAGAATCTCTGAATATACCAGCGTGTTTATATGATCCGTCATTGTAATTACCAGTCACACCAATATCAACGTTTGTGACAGGTGAAGAATCATTTAGATAAATTAATGCATCAGTAACAGATAAATTTCTAACATTAAGTGTAGTTGTGTAACCAGTGACAAGAAGATTACCTTGTAGAATCGTGTTGCCACTCACTAGTAGATTTTTGCCAATACTTGTATTTCCTGATACTGTAAGATCGATGTTGCCCGTGACACCAGATGTTACAAATACTTGACCACTGACGTTGATATTTCCTGTCGCACTGATGTTGTTGAACACAACATTTGATTCTTTTAACACATCTTGATTTAGTGCATATCTAAAATGAAACTTCTTGTCTCTGGTGTCATACGTTAGAGTTTCATTATTTGCAAGAATCGACGCTCTTGTGTCTCGACTCATTTTCTTTGTTTCAACATCATCCATATTGAGAAGACGAACTTCTCCTGAACCACTATCTCCTAATGTATAATATGGATTTGGTTTAGATGTTGTCTTTGAAACTTCTTCAATGATCTTCTGTTTATATTCTCGTAGATCTTCTGATAGAGACTTCTGTAAAGTTTCAAACTTAGATTCAAGAATAGTCTTTTGTTTCTTTGGTTCTTCTATTTCTATAACTGGTTTTTCTTCTGTTACTACTGGTTTTGAAGTTGGTGTAGTGTACAGTAACTCAGCAGCAATCTTAACAACATCTTCTGCAACAACAGATTTATTTTCAGAAGGAATAAATTTGTCAAATGTTTTCGATGTTGCTTTAGCTGCACTTTCTTTGATGAAGTTTTTCAATGATTCGCCAGAATCATCACCAAAGAATCTGAGTTTGTATTCGGTTTTCATCTTAGTAGTTTTTCCTATTTTCTGATAACTCTACTATTTTCTTTAACGTCGAGTATTTAGGAATATACTCATTGTTCAAACTCAAATCGCCACTCGATTCAGATGCTTTTGCAGATTCAGAAGCTCCAGAAGGTGCTGCCGCATCTGCACTTTGTGGTGCAGGTCCTGATGCAGTACCGCCCGTTCCTTGTGATAAATCAGTTTGTGCCTGTTGTGCAATCTGCATTGGATCTAAAATCAATCCTGCTTCTTTTTCTTTGTCAATCTCTTTCTGCATATCTTTAATTTCATCATCAGTCAATCGGAGAACATTGCGTTGAATCCAACCCATCGAGTAGTAACGACCAACATAAGGATCAACAGAACCAAGCAAAGATAATCTCTCACGAACTAATTCTGCTTCTTTCAGTTCAGCAAAGTTATTGTCTTTGATAAAGTCAAAGTAAATGTATTGTTTAAATTCCTCGAATTCTTCTTCAGTACAAATACCTTTAAGTACGCATTGTACTCTTAACGCCTGTTCAAACAATTCAGAGAACTTTGCACGTTGACGGTCAACAAACTTAGAGAACTTAACTTCATCTCTGGTGATTTCGCCAACACGACCAAGTGAGAATCCAGATTGATTAGGATCTAATCTAGAGACTGGAACATTCAACGACTTGTATAGTTTCTTCTCAAAGTATTTAACATCTTCCAACTCACCTAGATTCTGGCCACCTGGTAATGTAGTAATCTCAGTACCTTTGCCACCTTCTCTACGTGGAAGCCAGAAGTCTTCCATCATTGAAAGATGTTTTCTATCATCTCGTACTTCGCCAGTTGCAGAATCGTATACAAGTTTATTCTTGTATTTGATCATAATATCACGAAGATATTGTTCTGCCTTTAACTTTGGTAAATTACCAACGTCGATGTAGAAGATTCTACGTTCTGGTGCTCGAGAGATTCTATAGATGACTGTTGCATCTTCAATCATTCTCAACTGATTGAGTGGTTTGATTGCTTTGTGTAAATAAGACAGAACAACTGCGCGTCTAGAATCCATCAGTCCAGAGTTGATATTCAGAATAGAATCTTTTGCGATTCTGACACCAACTGGACCATAACTAGAAGATGAACCAGATACTACTTTATCGTTGTAGATGTAGTATTCATTTACAGTAGATACAACATCAACTGCCGTGTTTTTATCTTTATCTTTCTTAACTTCTCTGACTTTACGAATCTTTCTTGGATCAATATATCGAAGTGCTTTAATACCAGATGCTGGATTTGTTTCATCAATGATCACATGGTAGAATAGGCGACCATCAACATAGAATCGACGGAACGTATCTGCTGCCATATTCTTGTAGTTCAATAACTTTTGAATTACATTGAACTCTTCTTCGATTGCTTTTTTGATTTTTTCTGGTTGTTTTAAATCATCCAGAATTAGTCGAACAGATTTGCCATCATCATTTTGAATGATTGCTTCGTTGACAATATCATCGATTGCTGCCTCGATCTCTGGCTGCATCGCCATTTCACGATAACGAGAAATTAATTCAACCTCATTCTTTGCTGTGCCATCTAAATCAACATATGTTCCATAGTATGCAGCAGCAGAGATAGTAAGAGCACCATCTTCATTGGACGGAGGCGTAAATGTTTTTTGAGACTGTTCTTCCGATTCAGTCTTGTTTCTGGTTATCTGGAAACCAAATAGATTTATGGCCAAAATGTTA